AAGAGTTCCTGTTACAGTTGAGTTAATTGCTAAGTTATAGTCTGCAGTATTGATAGAACCACTTTCTGCGAAACCCGAAGTTTGTTCAGTAATTCCTAATGCAACAGATTTATTTGCTGGAGCAAGAAAACTATCAACACGTGAAATAATAACACCCTCAGTTGAAGCAGTGTCCTGTCCCTTTTGAGATATTAACGAAGATGTAAAATCAGTACTATATCCAGTACCAAATTTAATAAACTGTGCCTGGGAAATACCACCTGCTGAATCAACAGCAGATACTTTCATAATACTTCCATAACCTTGGAAATTTTTAATATCGTAAAGATCTCCAACTTTAAAACCAGTACCTGCTTGTTCAACAATTAAAGTTGACGTAGTTGGTAAAATTACACCATTGAATAATATATTATTATTACTATCCAGATAGCGTAAAGTATCACCAACAGATATAGTTCCGAAGAAACGACGATCTAGAATAAACTCATATACATCATCAGAAATACGAATAGCACGATCAACCTCAACTTCAACATATTGGCGACGATCAACAAGAACACGAACAATCTTAGTTGTAGTAACAACATCAACCATTTTACCAACAATAGATTGAGGATTACCAACTAATATTTTTACGAATACTGAAACATCTTGATTCCATTTACCATCAGAAGCACGTAACATCTGAGATGACGGATATTGAACTGTAATATCTTTATTGAATAAAATTCTAAAAAGAAGTTTAAATGATGCTTCGCTACCTTTAGCCAAGTAAAGGTCTTTAATTCTTGTGATTAAGAATCGTTCATCAACAGTTGAATATGGTAGTTTCTGAGCAAGTTCAGACTTAAAGTAAGTAATAAATGCATCAAGAGTAGTATCAATATCTCTTAATGTTACAGGGTCTTTTTGTGTAGTTTCTAAAAACTCGTAATATGCTTTTAGAAAATCAACGAATGTTTGATATTCGTCTCTGACAAATTCAGGTAGCTGTGATGCTACTATCGATGAAACTTTAGGTCTTGTAATCATTATGAACGACTAGAAGTAAATGTATAATTGTATCCGCCACGAAGATCACCAGAAGCCGTTGGGTCAGGAATTGCTGTTACCTTCAGATGCTCTGGTGGGATGTGTGCAATTTGCGTTAGTGCTGAAACTACGTCATTAGATAATGGGCGAATACTTAGTTCTAGGTCTACGTCGGCTAAAGCAGTAATATGTAGGTTCTTAATATCAACAACACCACCATTGTAATCAATATTACCAATAGTTGGGTTTACAATAATCTTAATACCATTAGTTCCATAGCGGAATAGTCTAACATATTGAACACCATCATCATCAAGATAATGAATTTCATCACTTCCTGCAACATAGAAACCAGTGCTTTTAAAGGATTCTTCTGGTTGACCAGAACTCCAAATTGGATTAATTAAATTAAGTAAATACTGAGCAGAAGTATTGTATCTAACAACTAAACCTCTACGTAGAAGAATTGTTGTAATATTATTTGTAATTGATGGATCAGAATTATCAATTAACTTACTTAATTTAGAGAATCTAAACACACCATCAAATCTATCTAATTCATTAACATTATAAGCATTGATAGTATTTGTAACAATACCAGCAATCTCAGAAGCGGATTTAGTAGTGGCTTGTTCATTATAATATACAGTAGTTGTTACTGCAATATTAATATATTCTGGATCAACAATCATAGGGATCACGGAGACCACGTTTCTTGATTGAAGAATAGATGCTATCAATTGAGATTTCTGTGTAGTAGTAAGTTTATCTGCTTCTTTTGGTTTAATACAAATATAAACCTTACCATATACTGGTGGATTATTATCCTCACCACCCCAACAAGTAACAGAAGCAGCATCAGAGAATAACGAATAAACAATTGCTTTATAATCATCAGGTGTTACACAACGATTCTGAGAAGCATACATTCTTGGCGCATTGAAGCGAATGCTATCAATATCTTCAGAAGATGCACCATTTGCTGCGGCACCAACTGTTGTAACACTAATCTGTGCGCTTGAAATTAAAGTCCCACCACCATAGGAAAATTGTCTTGCTTTATTTGGTGCATCTAAACTTGAAACAAAATAATTCATATGAACAATATTACCAGTATCTAACTGCATACCAAGATTGCCGTCGCCAAAAGTTATTTCATATAATGCGTCATCAATTTCTTTTACCCAATAACATTTGGTTGTTGAGTCAACACCAACTAGAGTTTCTGCTTTACTAAACGTAGTGTATACAGAAGAAGTAGCTGAATCTTGAATCCTAATAGTTAATGTATTTAAATCAATATCTGAATTTGGGATAATATAACGTGTATTAGTTCCAACAGTAGTATTAAATGTTAGAGGTGTTCCTTCAACAATATCTAAATTTGGGAATACAAAAATACCAGTAGCATTTGTAACAGTAACTGAACCAGTAGTATAGAATGTGTAATTTTTACCCTCAATGGTAGTATTGAAGGGGGTATATGCTGGTAATGTTAAAATTGTTGCACCAGAAGATGGTGCGGAAACTGTAAGAGTTATAGTAGCACGGGAACAAGTAGCAGATCTTGGCGTATACCCAAGCATTTTAGAAAGAGAAACTACACTATTACGCTTTCTTGCTGAATCAAGAAACATCTCATTGATAGTAAGGTTATTATAAAGAGCATTGTAGTGAGTATTGTAAGCAAGAACGTCTAATAGAACTGACATTGCAGAACCTTCAAAATCGTAATCTTGAAATTCAGTTTGTCCACTTAGGAAAGTTTTTAGATTTGTTTTAATGTCATCAAAATCTAATGTTGTGACATTAATCTTTTTATTTGAGGTTGCCATTTATCGTGTTCTCTGTAGCGTTAAATCTAGCGTTATTGGAGCAGTCGTATTTAATATAGTAAATTCAATTGTAACATTAATAGTCTGATCATCTGATGCTACGACGCAAATAATATCAACAACATTGACTCTTGGTTCAAATGTATTGATAACATCTTGTATTGTTCTTTTTAACATGGCACCAAGCATTGGAGATGCTGGCTCAAATAGAAGTTTTCTAATTGGGCTACCGATCTCACTATGAAATGGTCGCTCATAGTTACCAGTTAGAATCAAATTCTTTAAAGCATTCTTTACAGCATCCTCATCATAACGACGAGTAACATCTAATGTCACGGGATTTTTCGTGAAATTAAAGTCTAAATCGGAGAATGTTCTTGTATTATTTGCCATATTCTTATTTAGGTTATTCTACTGAGGTCTTTGCAGAACCATCTTTAACTTTATCACCATCCGCTATTAGATCTCCAACTCTTGCAGCAGCTTTACCTTCAAAGAAGGTTTTTGATGCACCTGATGATATTTGTCTAAGTGCACCTGAATGGGTAGTACTTCCCTTAGTATGAGGATCAAATTGATCACCAACTGTTCCTATCAAACCCTCAGCTACATAACTCTTTTTACAGTTAATCTTAGTGTTTAATCCTGTTCCTGTCCAAGTTGGTTCACCCTCGGACATGGCACCCTTATATGTTAACTTTGCCATTATTTTACTACGGCTGCAGGAGGAGTTATAGAATCAACTAAAACAAAACCACCTTTAGGAAATGTTCCTTGGTATGATTTATCATTAAGCATAGTAAATGCTTGTTTTCTTTGTGTTTTTCCGTATCCCAAATGAACCCAAACCTGTCCTTGGTAACGATACTCTAAGATACATTGATCGTAAGGTATTACTTTTTCCAACTTCTGAGCCAATTCATAAGTCTCTCTTAGAGATTTTGATAATAATGCTACATCAATAGCAAAACCTTTACAATGAGAAGAGTTGGGAGATTCTGTTTTAATAACACCTTTTAATCTATATCCAGAAGTAATCATCCATAATTTACCTCTTCCACCGATTCCTCCTGGAAGAACTTCTAATGCTGGTTCAAGAATATTTTGAGCAGTCTGCGCAAGATTACAAACAATTTCCTGTACAGTATATGTTCTTATTTTACCATCATCGCCAGTTAACTGTTGATCAACTAACTTATGCTGACCATTTAATCCACCAGCCATTAACATACCCAAAGTGAAGTTTTTGGACATTCTATAATCATCAGTAAAGTTTGTTGTATTGTAAATAATTTTACAATCAGTTGGTATTACTGTATTAGTGCCACCACCTGGAGTAGTTGGAGTTTCTGAAACTACTGCTGGAGCAGGGTATGGAACACCACTATCTCTAGATTGTTTGGCAGATTCTGCTCTTCCTTCTGGTGTTGAATAGTCCTGTGGTGTTTCAGCTGAAGCACCTTCTGCTACTCTACGATCAGGAGGAATTAATTGAGGTACTGTTGGATTCAAAGGATCTCCAGCATCTGGAGGAGTTAATGTAAAATCTTCAACATCTTGCGCACCAGAAGCGCCATTACCAAAATTACCTTGACTATAATCTGCATTAAGATTACCACCAGCAAGAATATTCATATCCTCGGCAGATTCAATTTCAATAGCATTTGATTTAATACTTGTTCCTTGACCAGCCTGTACAAAGAAATTATTCGATGATTTCATTGTAATATTATCAGCAGCAATATCTAATTGGCCAACAGCCTTTAGTTGCATATTACCACCGACTGCTAATGTAACGTCGTTGGCAGCACCAACGTCTAGATTATTACCAACTTTAATAGTAGCATTTTGCGCCACTTCGATATTAGCATCAGTTCGACAAAAAATGTTTGCATTACCATCAACTGTTAAATTATATTCACCACCAATCCAAATAAATCCATTGCGCTCCGTAATCATAAAGTTATCACCAACAATATAATTAGTCTGCGTACCCATTGGATCTACTTCATGATATGTTCCTGCTCTATGATATGTATGAATTCGTTCATATCCAGGCGTATCATCAAATTCTTGAATATGTCCAGCCTCTGATTCATAAACTTTATTATATGGGTATTGAGCACCATATGAAGGCAGATGTTGATCCCAGCTACCCTGCCCATTTGCCTTAGGAACACCCTTACGGATTGAAGCATCTTTCTTTTCAACAATTGTGCCTTCAACCAATCCTCTTGCTAATCTATTTGTATCTGGCTCACCAATATAATCTTTTAATGGATATTTGTTATTTGGATCTCTAAATCCAGTATTATCTGTTCCATTAGCAATTGATGCTTCTGATGGTCCAGGTGTTGGGCTGCTTCCATCTTTTGGCGGTTCAACTGCAGGTGGGCTAGCATCTTTCTCTACTGCACCACCAGCACCATCACCATAAAAATATTCATAATATTTTAATTTCTTTGCTGCAATATCTGGTGAATTAACACCAACAGCTTTCTTGGCTGCATAAAAATAATCAGGATGCGCATTTGGCTTAACACCTGCTGGCACCCTATCTTTGATATAAAGAGCAGCAACCATTGCTGATACATTAATATCCGTGTCAAGTGAATCAGGATTATTAACAATATCAATATTCAAACCAGCAGCATTTGCTAATTTTTGATAACGAGCATAGTTACCCTTACCAGTCAGTTGAATAAATCCACGACCATAATATTTACCACCATCAGCGTCTGTCTGATTACCAAGAAATCCTTTACCTCGCTGAGTTGGACCATAAACCCAACTAAAAAATTGTTCTCTGGTAATACCTTTCTTTGGTGCATCAGAATATTTCGCTGCAGTTTCTGCAGTTGTGAATGAGTATATTTGTTTTAAACGAGACTCACTATAACTGAACCCTTCTAGTTGAGGGATCCAGCCTGATTCACCTCCAGCGATACCAAGTAACGCACA